AACATACAAACCGGAGCAAAACAGGCCGATCACATCGTTATTGTCATACGAGGAGATTACGCAAAAGGAGACCTAATCGCTGCCATAAAGTCAAGGGTAACGAGATCCAAAAACCTAAAAACGGTACGTGTAATCGAAGATTATAAGCGGGATATAGAGATTACTCGAGAGCAAGTACTAAATGACAAGATACCCCTATAAAAAGTACAACCGCCAGTAGCCAAAAAGACTACTGACGGAGGAGGGGTGTGCCGATACTCACGTACCGTCTCACCATTTTGTGCCGCAAAGATAATAATAAAATCGGAATAAACAAATCATGGAACTAGATAAGCAAGACCTTGAGCGCTTGTTAGCTAACGATCTACTCGTCATCATGCAGGAGGAGACTGCAGAGGCATTTGTACGCAAGGAGTGGGACGGTAAAGCGTGGCCACCACGTAAGCACGAGGATGGCATCGGCTCTCTTATGCTGCGCAGCGGGGCTCTGAGGCGGAGTATCACGGTCGAGGCGGATGGCAACCAGGTCGTTATAAACAGCAGCACTCTCTATGCTCATATACACAACGAGGGAGGGGTTGTACAAGTCCCCGTAACCGCTAAGATGCGCAAATATTTTTGGGCGATATATAAAGCAACAAAAGACCCTAAATACAAGGCGCTTGCTATCACTAAGCGGACGCAGCTTACCATCCGCATACCTAAGCGCCAGTTTGCCGGAGTCACACGTCATACACGCAGAAAATGGCGCAAGGCAGTAGACCATCGGTTGCAGTCTCTCGACCTGCTAGGATCCATAAAAGCCAAAATCAAGTGATAAAAAAGGGGAGACCCGAGAGCCTCCCCAACGATCGAAAAATCGAAAACGATAGTGTTGTAATCGTTTCAACTCACGCACCCCTAAAAGGTGCGACGTCATCGCTGACAACACAAAGGTAATCATTTTCTCGAGTTTGTCGTATCCTTATCGACAATAAGGATCTCTTTGCCGTATGCCTCGAGCAAGCGCAGCAGCGTTGAGAGACGTACATCACGACGCGCCTCCTCGATATCCTGTAGCTGAGTTGCACTCGTCACTATCTTATCCTTAATTAGTCGATACTGCGTAATACCGCTCTCCTCCCGGATACTGCGTAGTTCAGCTCCTAGTTTTTCTTGTGTCATAGTTTCGTGGTATTGTCAATAACATCATCTTTTATCATTATGTACTGCGATATTCCGCTCCCCTCTCGCAGCGTTCGCAGAATCGCCCTAAACTCCTTGTTTGTCATATTATAATTATATCAATTGTCAAACATATCAAAGCATTGATGCTTTGCCGCTCTATAGAGCGTCCATTCTGCTTTATCGTAACTACCCCAACCCAGTCCAGTATTGAGGTTGATGTAATATGTCTCTTTCGTCTCAACGATAGAGATCTCAAACTCTTCTTCACCTCGTGATGCGAGAGCAGTCTTTATTTCGCTCTGTCTAAACGCTTCGAGAGGTTCGCAATCGCAGAAGCGTACAATATCCTCTATACCTGTCTCATACTCTCCGATCTCCTCTACGTACGCAGGAGTAGAGTCGATAATTGACAATCTAAATCTGTTATCCATATTCTTTTCAATTAGCGGGGGTGGGCAACCACCCCCTTGTTGTCTTACTCGCTGATATCATCGTAGAGGTTATTGTATAGCTCGTTGATATGAGTTATACCGTCCTCACTATAATTGTCTTTATTTACTGAGAGCTTGCGGGCTTCTGAAGCATTAATGCGATAAAATCTATAGTTATACTCTTGATTATTTCGTACAGCGTACTTGTAGATCATCTGTTCAAGTTCTTTTAGCGTCTCGACGTCTTCCTCATCACGCTCATATACAAAATAGATACTATACTCGTTTGCAAATCCTCGAGGGCTGTAGTAATAGTAGTTTTTTCTTGCTGTAGTTGCCATATTGTCTATTTTAGTGGGGGCGGCTGCCCGCCCCCTTGTTGTTTATACTTGTTACTTAATTACTACTTTTTTACCGCTCTTGAGTGCGTCTATAATCTCTGACGCATCATACTTAGTAAGACTTCGCTGAGCGTTCGTGTTCGAGGGGAAATCCCACCCCTCGATATTGCCCTCTGTCGCAAGAGCATCGATATACTTAATTTGCGCGTACGTCATAGCGATCTTGTCGGTTGCCTTGTGCCAGCTCGTTGTGATTTCTACTACTTCTGTTTCTTCTGTAGCAGCTTCCTTATCGTCTTCTACGTTGCTTGAGTAGAGTACCTCTACGTTGTTTCTGCGAATCTCGCTAGCTTCTACGGGGTCCATGATTTCCTTTTCTTCGATTGAGATGTAAACTGTAGTAGGCTTAAACATCATGATCTCACCGAGTTCGACTTCAAGTACCAATCCTGTACCTTCTACGTTGAGGATGCGGATAGACTTAATGGCGTCTGCGTGTCTGTCGCTGCAGAGGTAGCATTCTAGTGCGCTGTCGGTTCCTTCAATGCTGAAGTCAATGTACTGACCAGCCCCGAGTTGTTGTAGTTTTTCGATCGTTGTCATTTTCGTTTTCTTTTTTCGTTCGTTTCTTTCTTTTCTGTCATTCTCTTTTGACACTACAAAGGTAGTAATATATTTCATACATGCAATACGTTTTACATACAAAACACCCGCCATGCATAAGATTTATATTTATATAACATTTGGCGCACGTAAGTGTAAACAAAAAGGGGTGCTGCATCTCCCGACGTAGCACCCCCGAATCAAAAGATGAGAAATAAACTAACTAACCATCAGGTGCTGCTCCCTCTGAGAGCACCTTTATATTTTGCCACTCGCGGTCGGTAAGCTCGAGGACAAAACGCAATCCCCCCTCCATCACACACTCCTTGCGTACAAGGGAGGAGCGTCTATTGCTCGTTCCGAAAGTCCGCACGACCGCCGCATATCCACGACCATACTTGGCAAACTCAATACTCATACTGCAGATATATTAAGAGGGATCGTCACCCATCCCGTGGCACCCTTAATCTCCGCTTGGACAAAGGTGCTGGAGGCGTAAGGCTGATAGCTGTCCTCGATGATTTTTACCCCCTCAAGGAGGCGCGGATCTTGTCGCTTATCAGCGAGCTGTCGTAAGCGGATCACTCGCGAGGGCTGCAAAGCTCCGCTCTTATTGCGCTCGAGGAGGCTCATGATCAGACCAACAAGTTGCGCACTATCCTCATCCTTAGCCAGACTTGTAATATAGTCCTTGACCATCAAGATACCATCCTCTACTGTATCGCGGTAGTCGTCCACCATGCGGTTACCGAGCGTGATGCGACACCGTGAGTCGGAGCTGGTAAAGGTGTTCGTGTATTGCCCCTCAGGCTTACATAAGCTCATAACCTCGCGCTTCATACGGATAATCGTATCAAAATTCTCAAAGATGGTCTTTTTTATCGTTGACATCTGCTCAGAGAGCTCCTCTAGCTGGGCGACCGCTGCAGCTACCTCGTCATCAACAAGACGAGCGTACTCCTCGCGTTGTGCCTTGCGCGCTGCTTCCTCCCGTTCGCGGGCTTTCTTAGCTCTAAATTCTTCGTACTCAGCCCGTTCTTCGGGCGTCATGGTTACTTGTTCTTCCATAATCTTTATTTCTTCTTAGTTAATCTTACCGGCAAGATGCTCATTACCTAAAAATGGGATACAGTATTCATATGAGCCCCTAAAACACTCATACTTATACGGCCTTTCGCCAAGACTCGAAAATAGATCAATTTGCCATTTTTGATCATATCTATTGCGACCAAGCACGCGATCATAAGCCTTAAACTCGCATACTCCATCAGAGGCAGGGATCATTGCGAGGACTTTATCTACATTTTCTTCATCTTTCGCATCTTCAGTAAAAGTGCACATCCTCCATCCGCCCTGAATCATCCCCTCTTGATTTACATACAAAAAGGGTAAATCAGTATGACGGATCTCACTTTCGCCATCTTTCCACGTGCACCCAAGTTCAAACAGTTTTTTTTGGAGTTCGACACTCTTACTACCTACATAAACCTTAATATTACAGACCCTGTGGTCTACCTTTTTTGTTCCCATTTTCTACCTATTTTTTTAATGATTCTTTTATTATCAGATCAACCAATCCTTGATTGTGCTAATCGAGAGGCTTAGCAGCTCTATATCACTCGCCATCATAGCTCGCCATTTTCGCACGCAACTAGTCGCATCCTCAAAATCATCTGCATTAATAACAAATGATAACGACCTCTTGCGAGCATGCCCGTTGTCGTCGATCTTTGTCGCAGCGCATCGAGCGCGATACCATTTTTCACAATGCCGCTCTCGGTCACAGACAGCAATTATCTGCTCTACCTTGAGCTGCTTGATGCTCAATACCTCTACATCTCGATAAGAGCTAAGCTCGTTAAGCATTGCGATCTCAGCCTCATGCGACATGTAAGCAGAGACGATGTAGACCTCTGTTACTTTTTTAGCCTTGCCGAGGTCGTCTATACGCTCATAGCGTACCTTGACCTCATAATGTAGTTTTGTTGTCATAATCTTATAGTGTTATTAATTGGTATATACCTACAGCGTCTAGCACAGCCGAGCTAATTAAGCTCGTCCCGATAAATACATCTCCTGCCTTGCCCCATTTGTCGTCACGCCTAAAATACTTAACAAGGCCTAATACAAGCAATCCGCATATCCATGAGTGCACGAGTAACACGAGCACGCCTAATACGATTAATATTGTCATAATCTCCTCCTCTTTTGATAGTCTTCCTCTACCGTTTTTATATCCTTGAGCTTGATACTAAACGCCCCATAGAGCGAGCGGAGTCGCTCCCGGGGGATGCGATTAAACTCGCGTATCCCCGCTGCCCTGCAGGCGGTCGCCTTGATGTACGCTATATCCACATTAAACTTACCGCACGCTGTGAGGTACTTGCCGACAACTGCGATAAGCCGCTTACGCAGCGCATCCATCGATTGATGCCCATCTCGCCGCTCAATCTCCCTCGAGAGGCAAGCGCACACGTCGACAAGCTCATGCTGCGAGAGGTCGACACTGCTCTTTACGTTGTACTGAGAGAGGAGAGCTCGCTTGTCCTCATCCGTCATACCCAGCTGCCCGGCAAGGGTATGGTATTTCTTGAGTAAGTCCTTATGGATCTTATCCATTACCTTAGTTTCTTTCATTGTTTTATACTCCTAACGTTTCTTTTAGTGCCTGATACAGGTGCTTACGAGCTGCCTGTTGAGCCTCCTCAAGATCATAATACTTACCGAGGACATCTTTATAATCCTTTTTAAGGATACACTCATTGTCCTTGATCAAGATTACATATGTAACAAGCGGAGTGCGACAAGCAAGCGCAAAGGTGTCTGTATTATTGACAACACGCCATCCTAACTCAATATCATTGATGATATCACACTTAACGCTCTTATGCATATCCTCTACCACGATATCTTCCGCGTCACGCGTAACCAATAAGACAATATCTACAATTTTCCTTGACTTCTTGCTCTTATACCGCCTATACAGATGCTGTCTAACAGCCTCTCTCATCTCCTCGAGAGCTAATACATACCTATCCGCAATCATACTCCTCCTATCCTTTCTTCGTATTTCCATCCCTTAATCCTGAGAGCCTGATTAACCCTGCTCACATGGTCTTCCATCGCGCGCTGCTTTGCCTCTACGAGGGAGGGGAGTATCTCTTTTTCCCCTCCTGCGTCGAGTACCCAACCACGCACCACGGGCTCTGTCGTGTAGACCATGTAGGATGTTGTCCCGAGCCATGTACGCCGATCACACGACGACCATCGTATGCCCTCAATTCTAATTTGTCCCATTTTCTATATCCATTTCTGCATTAAACTTCTTTTTTCGGGCTTCAAAGGCTATGTAATCCGCCCCTCCGTAGCCATCCTCTGTTGAGTAGCGAGTCTCGCATCGTGCGATCCCTCCTACCACTCTCACCTTGATATCTGCATCGTGCTTGAGCTTGATTTGCTTGCTATTGTAAGCGTCCCCGTTGCGCTCTTGACCGATAAGGACAAAGAGCTTGGAGGGGTACTCGTGCCGCAAGGCAATGAGCTCGCTTGCCGGTGCGTCCTCGAGGTACATCACCGAGTCGATAAAAACGATGTCGGGGGATTTCTTCTTCGACAAACGCTTGCGGAGCTCGGGGAGCGGCTCTCGGTCAAGCAGCATAATATGATTGCCGCATTCCGCCATCCCGGCTCGACGCCATGCTTGCTGCATAGCAGGCGACAGGCCTTGCTCGAGTGAGTTGTACGCGACCTTGCGGACAAACTCTGTGAGATACTTAGCGAGCTTGAGACAGTACGTGGTCTTACCGCTCCCGCTCTTACCATACACAAACCACATACCCCGCAGAGCCGGACGCCCAAGATGGGCGAGCCATGCGCCCCCGAAATCCGCAAGGGTAAACTGTGCGGTAAGCACGTTACTATTAGAGTAAGTCTTTGCCATGACCCTATGCAGCCTCGCTCTTAGCTACGTATATAGCCCGCTTAACTCGACGCAGGTCGCCCTCGCTCTCCTTGCTGATCTCGCGTATCTTGCGATCGCTCTCGATGCCGTTTGCGCGACACACTACCGCTACATCCTCCTCGCTGATACCCTCGAGGGCGACAAAGCGGCGACCAATACGGCTGTATATCTCCTCGTAGCCTCGCCTACCGAGACGCAGCCCTCTCTTTACACGCTTCTCAAGGTAAGAGGTGGCGCAAAGGACAATCCCGCATCGCCCCTCCAGCTGATTGTAGAGCGTAATAAAAAAGTAGAGCACTTGATCACTCAGCTTGTCCGCCTCGTCGAGGATAAGGAGGGGGCTATCCGTCTTACTCAGCGTATCCACCACGTCCTCCATCATCTCGTTAATCGTGCAGCCCGCTACGTTCGCCCCCATTGATTTTAATAGCTTAGCAACAAAGGTGCGCCGGTTCCAGTGCTCCGAGCAGACGAGGTGGTACACATTACGACCCTTGCTCATATAGTCCCTGCAGGCCTCTGTCTTACCGCTACCAGCCTCACCTACGACAGACGCTACCAAGCTATCGCGCTGAGCTGCGGAGAGCAAAAAGGTCATCTCTTGATACGCTTGCGTCTCGGCCAGCACCCACCCCGACTCCTTGCGTCGCGTCTGTTGTGCAATACTCCGCCACATCTCCTCCGAGATGCTCTCCAAGTCCGTCGAGTTGAGGATCTTGTTAATCGTTGCGCTAGATACGCCTACGAGGCTATTTGCCGCTTTCTTCTGTGAGCCCTTGAGCGCAACATACGCTCTGAGTTGTTCCGTTATTTCTCGCTTGTCCATATGATTAGTTATTTCTTGACTTTCTTTCAATCCAGCGCGGCAAGTCGTGTCGCGCAAAGTAGCTCCATGCAGCTACAAAGTTTCCCATGACCACCAGGTAGTAGAGGGCGAGTGCGAGCGCACTCAAGTCCTCGCGAGGCTCCGCCATCAAAGACAGCCCCGTAACCGCAATCCACGCGGTTTTAATTACGTCTAATACAATCTCTCTCCGTCTCATATCTCTGTTTAACCCTCGATTAAACGGCGTTTAATCATAGTTTTTTAAGCCATTTTCTTTCTCTTTCGAGGGCGGTATCGCCCTCATCGGTAGGTTGTGAGGTTACAATCTCCTCGTAGTCCTCCTCATAGTCTACCTCCTCACTCATTGTACCGATCTCCTTACTCCGTTGATCCTTGTGTTGTCCCTTGCTATCCACCAGCAGGCAGCCACCCAAAAAGCCCTTAATCTTAGCTTGATCAATCACCCCTGCCGCTATATCGTAACAGCTAGTAAGACGTGCTACCTGCTTGCGCTCCAGCTCCTTATTGTACGCCTCGATGCGTGCCAACTTGGCAGCGTCGCCGGGCTTGCGCTCCACAAGAGCCATCGGTTGTTCCTCCTTAGCCTCAAGGAGGTACTGACGCGAGCCATCCGCATTGACTGCAAGGGCAGTATCGAGGTCGTCCGGGTCGTACTTAATTGTCCACTTTTCGGAGATGCTGCACTCACGCAGCGAGGGGTCAAAGCAATCGTAATCCCTACGCGCCCCGAGCAGTGTCGGGCGGAATCCGTTAGCCTCGAGAGCGATCGTCTTACCCGTGTCGAGCCCAAAGTGTAGGAGGTAGCGGTCGCGTGGCATCTCTAGTCTATACTCGTCCGAGAGAGCATTGAGGTACCCCTTGTACTCCTCGAGCTTCTGCCTGCGCTCCTCCTCGATGATCGCCGCAATCTGCTCTACCACCTCGGCTGAGGTCGGGAAATACTTGCGGTGCAGGTTAAGTGCCTCTTGGTTGGGTTGTTTACCCCCTCGGGAGGTAACCCCCTTACCTGCCCAGTTGACCTGTGCTTGGCAATAATGAGTATTGAGATAGTCAAAATAGGACTCAACCGGCTTTGCCTTAGCGTTGCCCACACTGGCAGGGGTAACACGTGCCGCGATGGCAGCATACAGGGGTGTAAGGCTCTTAATCGCGTAGTTGTCCGTCTGCAGCTGATTGACGCGCAGGAGCGTACCCGTGAGCGACTTGATGTGTAGGATCGCATTACGCAACGCCGCCTTGATGAGAGCCGGGCTCTCGTGGTCGCCCACTGCGTACCCCACCGGATAGTTGCAGCAAGGGTCGAGTACTACTACCACGGTCTTACGCTTGTGATAGGTAGTTGCGCCTCCGCCCCTGGGCTTATCCTTATATAAGAGCTCGGCAGTCCATCCGTCCATGCTCCATATATAGCAAGCGGCCGTTGGTTTGCTACGCTTAACGGTCATCTGTCGATGCGCGCGATGCTGACGCACGCCCTTGCGCCCAATCATGATAAGATTGTTGTACTTGCGACGCCATACCCGCACCGTAGCCGCCGAGATAGCCTCCCAGCTATTGCCCTCTGCAATCTTATTGTAGAGAGCAGCTACTGCCGTGTCGTCTAGGTTGTTGTAGTGACCGATAAGGCTAAGCAATAGCCCCTCTTGCTCCTCGCCCTCTATCTTGAGGGCGTTGCGGTTGGCGAATTTTGCACTTACAAGAGCCTCATACCCGCGCTTTTGATACTCATTGTACTTGCGCTGCAGGCTCCGATCCTTGCGAGGGAGGCTATTCGCCCATCGCCCCTCGATGCGAGGGAGTGCCTCTGCAGCACGTCGCCAAAAATCCGCTCGGGGGAGGCGTGGTTGACTCTGCTTGATGCGCTCTCCGTCCGCCTCCGTTATTAGCCTGTGATACGCATTGAGGATCGATGCATTATTAGCGTACTCCGACTGCTTATCGAGCGGTAAGTGCCGCCCGTCCGACAAGAGGTACTCAGCATAGTACTGCACCGCGTCCATATCCAACTCAATCTCATCGACAAACATTTTACTCTCCTCTCTCTCCTTGAGGTCTGGGTAACGCTCATACACCTGAACCTTATACCGCCAAGGGAGGCTGTCTAGATCATACAGAGCAGGAGTATCCTTACAGGCACGACGGACTTGACGCAGTTGCCCACGCACTACAAGCAGTCTTAGATAGCCGTCTGATATGATACCATCTAATTCTCTACTCGTTATTCCTATAGTCTTGCCTTGATACTCCATAGCAACTTATGCTTTCAGTTCCTTTATTAATGATGTTAGATTTGCGATTGTGAGTGCAATCTTTTTGGATTGCTCGTCGCCCTCATTAATGATTATAGCCTTATTAGCCAGGTCAATAGTCGCCTTACGATTGACCGACTGCCATACGAGACTCTCTCCTTCAATTGCCATTACCTCTTCTATTGGAGCCTCAACAATCATGCGCGCTCCTAGAGCTATAGCCTCCTTGCGGATAGCTCGAGTAAGGGGGGTATCTCGATCCTCCTTCAGTGAGTAGCGGATCACTTCTCCGCTACATCCAAGAGTAGCTATTATCTGCTCTCTTATTCTTTTGTTGTTTTCAATCTTCCTTTTCATGTGCCAAATACTTATCTTTGCCAACGTGTTTGCAATTCCAACGCCACAAAGGTAATACACAATTGCGAAATAAACAAACAATTGAGGAAATAAATTCATCCGAGAAATAGATAGATGGAAACCATAAATGAACGAATTCAATGGATCATAGATACTCGTTATCATGGCAATAAGAAAAGATTTGCCTCAGATATAGGAATAACCCCATCCACAGTAGACGGCATTGTTGGCAACAGGAAAAGTGCACCGTCATATCAGGTGTTGAGGAAAATATCCACAATTCTAAACGTATCTGCGGAGTGGCTTGTCAATGGAGGGTCAGAATTCAATCAATCAATTCAAGGAGACAACAATATTTCATTAGGGATGAATCTTGGAACAATGACAAATCACCTTGAGAAAGTAGGAGGGAATCAACTATCTAAACAATCCTCGCCATCTTCTACCTCTAACGAGATTCGAGGTGTTTATGAGAGTATAATAACAGAACTAACAGCGCAATTAAAGGCCNAAGACGAACAATTAAAGGCTAAAGATGAACAATTAGCACAAATGATAAGATTGTTAGATTCGAGAAAAAAATGA